TCACCTGCATCAATACGGCGCTTCCATTCTTGTGCTGCTGCTTTTCGCCCAGGTTCAAATGGGTTAGTTCCTTCCAGATTTAACTGGCTTGTATTAAGAGAAGAAGGGACTACAGGTTGCTGTTGTTTTTTTACTGCTTCTTCAAATGCTTTGAGACGCTCAATATCTTGTACTGCAATAATCTCAGATGGACTTGGCAGGGGCACTTGCGCAAATTGCTTAGCACTTTCTTGGATACGTTTAATCGCTTCTTCATCAAGAGGCGGAACGTTTACGCCTGTATAACGAAAGCGATCTGATACCAGCCCTGGATCAGAACCCCAAATTGCTCGTGTCTCAAAACCAGCCATCAACCATTCCGCAACGTAGCTTTAATGAACCATGCAGCCTTGAAGGCTTGACCACACAGCTCAGCCATGTAGTTCTGAATATCGATGGCACCCACCTTGGCAGCAATGGGCTCTAGCTTTTTGGTCTTCATGCCCAGCTCTTCCAGGTTCTTGTAGTACGTGGTGAGCTGATCGGATCCCTTGTAGCTGGTAACGTGCTGGATGCCAGGACCAGCATCGGCTAGGCCCCTGGCGCACATCGGCATCAGGTAGTCCATGGACCTGATGAATTCAGCAAGAGTATCGAATTGAGTCTGATGAGCCTCGTATTGATCTCCAAGGAATGCATGCACCCCGAGGAAGTTCGACCCCTCGTAGTTCAGGTGAATGAGATGGGACTGTGTCTGAAGTTCCTTGAGGTAGGAACAGAGGGAAATACATTGTTGGATGAAGGCCCCGACATCACCATTCTTTGATTTACCAGGTGCCTTAGGTTTTGCCTGAGGCTCAGGAGTAGGTTGAGCAACGGGTGCCTGGGGAGCAGGAGCCGTTTGGGGGCCTGGAGTATACATAGTTTCTTTGTAATACTTCTATTGTAAGGGAGATTAATTAGACAATTTCAAACCAAGACAGGTCTGTATAAACTTTTGCACCGCTGATTGTTGGAGCCGCAACAACCGTAAATACATCACTGACACCAGCTTGAGTGCGACCCAGCTGGAAGTTGAAATCCCGTACATCACTTAAAGAAAGCGTGCCGTCAGAAACAATGTAACCGCCAACAACGTCGGTACCACCGCTTACGGTTGTTGAACTTGTGTCGTATTGGACGTTACCGTTGTAATGGGTTTGCCAGCTTGTACCGCTCAAAGTTGCATTAAGTAACACTCTGTATTGGATAATATCTGGCTTGTTGTTTTGCGTTTGCTCAAGCGCAATGCTTAAATTTGCAGGAATAATAATACTGTCAGTACGGCCAGAGGCCATACGAATAGAAACAAGTGGATATGTTACACCAGAAGATGTAAGCGTCTTAGGTGTGGTGCTGGTAGCAATGTTGTAACGACGTGTAAAACCTTCGTATCCACCTTCTGATGCAACCGTTGCGCAGATCTGTTTAGCAGTAGAGCTGGATGCAGTTGTATCAAGATTTTCAATTTCTTGACGCAGCGGCAACACAGACGTTGTCATATAGCTTGTTGGATTTTGATTGTCATTATGGAAGATGTGAGCCACTTCCATGTGACCATCAACAACAAAACCAGCACGTACATCACCAACTCCAAGCCATTCAATATCCATCCAAAAGATATTTGCTTTGGCTGGATCTAAAACACGAGCCGTTGGACCATTACCATCAAATGTGTCTTGATTCCAACCACTCTGCGCAACACGCGTTTCGTTAACCGAACCGCTTACATAACTACGGAGTACAAGATAGTTTGTTGTACCACTTTGCTCAAAGAAGATACCGTTTTGTGTACCGAATAAACCAACGCGTTGCCGCAGGTTTGTTTTGCCAGAAGCAAAGACAAACGATGACATATTCAAAAATGATTTACCAGGCTGATAAGGGAATACACGCTTGGTTTCTCGGTAGATGTAATCACCCGAGAGGGTTGTTACATTCAAATCAACAACGCTTTGATTGACTTGGTATGTGGTTGAACCGCTGACACCAGTAACAGTAGTCCACTTGTCGTTTTCTTGATAACGATGCTGGCTATCAAATACTGTATATAACTGTGAGATCCTTAAACGACCAAATGCATCGCCAGCTGTTGTTCCAGGCTGAACGTAAACAACGGCTCCAGATGTAGTCGTTACCTCCAGAGGACGCCCACTACAGGTCTGTACTTTATTGACGTGATACAGGTTGGTATCAGTAGGGTCCCTGTAGTTTGGCATTGTTTTACGCCTTGTTTATTTCATTTTACTTCCTGTAGAATTAAGAAAAGACTTGTACAAGTGGCATACTATCCCGAAACGTTGTTCTATACGTATCCGGAACTGACTGCACCAGCGACCGGTACGATGCTATCGACGTATCAGCCACCTCAGCTGGTTACCAAGAACTACTCAATGTTTGTGACGGTTGCCTCTGGTAACACCAGTGTGACTGTTGCGCTGCAAGGTTCGATTGATGCGACCAACTGGTCCAAGATTATTGGCGATCAAGTGATCAGCGGTAGCACCACCGCCCATTTCTCGGTGTCCAATATCCCAGTAAAATACATCCGCCCCGTCTTCGTATCAGAAGTAGGTGGGACGGATGCAGTTGTGACGTTCTCGATCTCAGCGTCGACCTGATTACTTCTCTGAGTACTGCTTATTGTTGATGTACTGTTTGTACTGCAGTAGTTCAAGCAATGCCCAGTTGCGCTCAGCGTTGCGCTGATAGTAGTCGTAGTTCTGGTACGCACACTCCATGAGTACCTCGTAGAACTCTTCTGCGGTCAGGCAATTGGTATCGACAAATTCGCAGATGGTATCGGAGAGGTATTCCCGCAACCGCTCCTTAGCATCTTTCTTAGAAGTGGGGAAGAGCTTATCGATTTCCTGCATGGTCTTATCTTGAGATTCAGGCAAGAAGTTCTTACGAATGAAGTCTGAGATTTCAGGCGATGCTTCCCGTTTGTCTTTAGCTGATTTGGGTGGAAAGAGTTCAGAAGCCTGGTCGTAGGTTTCTTTAAGATTCGTCATTACGCAGAAGGAGTGAAACATCCTTTACTGCTTGATGGTAGCCACGTAGCCAATCTTCTGAAATAGCTTGTTCACATTTGGAATCATTTGCTTTTGTGACATAAAGGATGTAGTTGATATCCAGTTGTCTCAATACCTCGATTGAGCTGCGGTATTCCATAATAAAAAAAAAATAAAAGGGCGCCTGTGACCAGGCACCCCTCAATTTTAAGTACGGTTTAAATTACAGACTAAGCAGGGATGTGTACTTCCTGACCTTCGAATTCACCAGCTTGGAGCTTGGCAACAAACTCTAAACGAGCGAAGTATTCATCTCGTGCATAAGGCCCCGCTTCATTGATGCAGAAGTCTTGCCACAGACCACTGTATAAGCCATGGAGTGGATGAAGGGGATCTTGACGACCAGAGCAGTTGTACATGTGCTCCATGAAGTCAGCCTTCTTCTGTTCAGCTGTTACATCCCAGTTTTCTAGCTGCTCTTTCAACCAGGGTGTGTCCATGCCACCGGTTGTATTGAGGCGTGCCCAGAGTTCGTCAGAGATTTTTTCAGCCATTGCCGTGCTGTTCAACAGAAGTAACGCTAAGGAAAACACCCTTGACCTTGGGGCTCACTTCATAAAGAAGTTCAGCAAGATCGTCTTCCAGTGCAACGGCCAGATCTTCTGCCGTGCGACCTTCAAAAGGATCGTACTCAATGTCAAGGTCTACAGCAAACGATACTGTCAACACTGGCTTAACAACTGTTTCCATTTGCAGGGGTAAGTGTCCTGCTTAGTTTACAGTAATTTCTCAAGCGAATGTACTTTTGCCGATTGATAGTAGCCAATACGTTCTTGAATTAAATTGAAGTAATTGATAGCAGCATCAACCATTTCTTCTGCATCCATGGAGGATGCGAGGTTTTCATTGGCAAGCATGGAAGCAGTCAAGATTGTTACCGCCCACTCAAGCTTGTTGCCAACGATGGCAGAAAGAGGGGTGCCATCAGCAGTGAAGGATGCCAACAATCGTGTCAGCTGTTCTTCATTTGCCATAACACCCCTCTTTAATGTGTACTTATTTTACGTCAGCTTTCTTTGCCGCCCCGTGCAGTGACGTACCAATAGGCATTGCGTGCGTTCTGATTGAAACGCATACCACCCATGAGCTTGAGCTTTTTAGTTTCAAGTTCATCCACCTTGGATTCAAGGTAAGCGGGAGGTTCATCACCCTGGCACATCATCTCCAGCTCCAGGTCAACCATATCGATTTGGAGACGGAAGTCATCAACGGCCTGCTGGTGGCAGGACATCATGATGTGTGCGTCTTCAAGATTGGTCGGTGCCTTCAGATTCTGGTAGAAGCTGTCCGAGATATTCGGGTGCTTGCACGGCCACCCGTTTGGAAATGAGGAGCCTGTTTTTACGGATTGAATATTGCTGTTCGACTTTGACACCGTGTGGTAACTGGCGTCCTTCTTGATAGGCATTACGGATTGCATCGAGGTTTGGGAGAACTTCACGTTTGATTTTTGGTTCAGTTCTTTCTTCAAGGACTGTTCCTGACATTGAACGTAACACGATTCTTCGTGTTGTGGTTGTCTCTTGTTCAATGCAATAAAGTTCTCTTTCGTCAGTGTGCCAAAACTCCGGATCCGACGTGATTTCGACGGTAAGCTCCTTCTTTTTAGAGAGGACGAACTCATAGTTTTTGCCTTGAATGCGGTTGGTATCCAGTGGGAGTACCCGCCGCAACCAGCTTAAAAGATTCTTGAGTTGATTGAGTTGGGATTCATGATGCCGCTTGGCAGCAGCTAGAAGATCAGTTTCCTTCTTGGCACGTTCAATCGCATCTTCATGCATCGCCATGGCGTAATAGATACGATCAATCTTTTCAGACCGTAAGTCAGCGCAAGCTTCCAGTTCTGCTTCTGCCAGAGGCCTGGACTCAGGAGTGAGAAGAGGCAAAGACTTTTCGAGAGCAGCATAGTGCTCGTACAGCTTGAGGACGTTGAGGTCTTCTAGTTTAGTCTTGGTGATTTGGGACATGACTCAGATGTTTTGAAAGTGGGATTGAAGTTTGTTGAGTGCATAGGCCAGCAGTGCTGCGGCTGCTGTCCAAAGAAGATCTTTGAGCACTGGAATAACAGCGCCAAGAATTGCCTCGAACATGAAGATGATTTGAATTTGATTAGAAGGTTGGTCAGTTTACCGTCATGACCAGGACGCCCACACCCCCGTGGGATGTCAGTCTACCAGGCCTGTCAAGCCCTTGGTAGCAACTGCAACTAGCTCATTGACATGAGCAGTTAAAGCATCAACCTTGGCATTAACAGCTTGGATTTCTTCCATCAGCTCTTCCCTGGAGGGGGTCAGTCCAAAGAGATCGTTGTCCTTAATAGCCTCAGGGTTGTTGGCTTTCTGGTACCGACGACAATCATCGTTGGTGGTATAAATAGACTCCTGATACATATCAAGAGCTGTCTTGAAATCAACGGCACCAGCACCGTTGTCTTTAAGGATTTCGCAAGTCTTGACGTAGAGCTTGGCAGCAAAGGCTACGTTAGCTTCAAAGAACTTTTGGTACTGCTCGTTTGAGAGTCCGTAGTTTTCAATCGACATAACAATCCAAAGCTTCTCGGAGTGAATCAATGATAAACGTTTCTTGACCTTCTGGACCTAAGTCGGTCCACCATTGCAGATCAGGATCAGTGTCATCCCATTCGATGTGAATGGTACCGGTGCCATCATCCTCTTCAATAAAGTTAATCTCTAGCTTTTGAATTGAGGATGGCTTCATTGCTTCTTAACAGCAGCTTTGAGTTGTGGTAGTGATGTACCAGGGAATGGTGTGTAACCAGCCTCCATCATATTGAAGAA